AGGTTTGTCCGCATGTGAAAAATTTTTTCAAGTAGAAAGTACCCTACCAATAGACACTTACGGAAGGAGGTCCAAAATGGCCACGGAAAGACCCAAAGTCAAGTTCGATGACAACGGCGAGATCATTGTCACCACAAAAGTGTTATGCCAAATACTGGACCTCGGTCCGGAAATGATATCACGCCACAATCGCGCAGGTATGCCGAAGGTGGCAACGGGTTGGTGGAATGTTCGCGAGGTTCTTGTTTGGCTTGGCATGTCTAAGGATAAGGACGGAACGAAATCCGCAGCTCAAAGAAAACTTGAAGCCGAGGCGGATTATAAGGAAGCCAAAGCGAAACGCGAAAAGCGAATGAACGAAGTTCTTGAAGGCCAGTATATTGCAGTCGAGGACGTAACTCGGGAATGGACTGGACGCGTTAACGAATTGAAATCATCCCTTGGTCTGTTACCCAAAGCGGTTAGCAAAGAATTTCCAGATGCAGAAACAAGGGTGATTGTAGAGAGGACGGTGAATGAGTGTGTCAACGAGTACCTCGAAAGCTACGCGCGCGACGGCGTCTACACGAAAACGAAGAAAAATTAATTCTAAAAATTCAAAGAATCCGAATAAACAATGTCATTACAATTCATCGCACGATTCTAGTACTTCGTTTACGTGGACAGCCCAAGAGCTCGCAGCTTTCAAGCCTCCGGAGCGGTACACCGTTTCCACATGGGCCGATAAGTTCAGAGTACTCCCAAGCACTAGTGCAGAACCCGGACCCTGGCACACGCACCGCACTCCATACTTACGAGAGCCTATGGATATGCTCAACAACGATTTGATTGAATCGATTGTATTGTGCTTTGGCGCACAGATTGGTAAGACAGAAGCTGAACTCAATATGATAGGGTTCGCGCTTCATCAATCCAAGGCACCAGTAATGATGGTGTATCCAACAGATATGTTAGCAAAGTTCAACAGTGAAAAACGTGTTCAGCCAATGATCACGAACACAGAACCTCTGGCCAACATGTACAACGAAAACGCAAGTTCAAAGTTAGAACTCAACTTCAACACAGGAAACTACATGGTATTGTCTGGGGCTAATTCTCCATCGAGCCTAGCGTCAAGGGCTATCAAGTATGTATTCTTCGATGAAGTCGATAAGTATCCAGTATTCTCCGGCAAGGAAGCCAATCCAATTAAGTTGGCCACAGAGCGTACTAAAACGTTCGTTGATGCCAAACACGTGATGGTATCAACTCCAACAGTCGAAAATGGCAATATCTGGGCAGCTTTCAAGCAAGCTCATGCACAGAAAGAGTACTTTGTACCGTGCCCACACTGTGGTGAGTATCAAAAACTCGTGTTCAAACAGATTAAATGGCCCGATGAGGCTAAAGGCAATAAGGACCGCATCAGGGACACCGCCTATTACGAATGCGTGCACTGTAAGAAAGCAATATACGATAAGCACAAAATGGATATGCTCCGTAACGGGGAATGGCGAACCGAAAACGAACCCGATTGTCGAGTGCGTTCGGTTGGCTACCACTTATCGTCCTTATATTCGCCCTGGATAGCGTTTGGGAAAGTTGCGTACGAGTTCTTTACATCAAAAGACTTCCCGGACCAACTTATGAACTTTATCAATTCTTGGCTAGCAGAACCTTGGCGAAGTGCTAAGACGAAAAGCACACAAACGTTACACTTCACGGAATCAACCTATGAGCGTGGCGTAGTACCAGATAAGGCAACGCTACTTATCGCTAGCGTTGACGTACAACTTGACCACTTCTGGTGGGAGATTAGGGCCTATGCGCCAGGCGTAAAGTCCTATCTCATCGACTATGGCCAAGCTAGTACTTGGGATGACTTAGAGGAGATCATAGTCAACAGGGAATATCCAACAGAATACGGCGAGCCTAGACAGGTGATGAAGGCGGGCATTGACTCAGGATTCAGAACGGACGAGGTGTACCAATTCTGTGCAAGGTTCCCTGAAATATGTATTCCGCTCAAAGGTTCGTCCAATCATAAGACCCTAACGGCGCCGTACTCAATGTCAAGTGTTGAGAAGGGCGTTATCGGTGGCCTGAAATTATATGTCCTTAACACGGACTACTGGAAGGACTTTATATTTGCGCGGATGGTACGGCCAACTGATGAGGTAGGTACCATCCATCTGTTCAAGGATTGTCCACAGGAATATACCGACCATCTTCGGTCGGAAGAAAAACAAGAAATCCGCAACGTGAAAACGGGTGAGGTTACGGTACAGTGGAAACCACTCACCGGGCACCCTACGAATCACTTGCTAGATACATGTACATACAATGCTGCAGTCGCAGACATTGCAGGGGTGAAGTACTTAACGGAACCCGAAGAATATGAAGAATCTAATTCCGTAACCGAGGATATCGACTACGGTGTAGGAATGGGTAATACGAACCATTGGTTTAGATAAGGAGGTGAACCATGAGCGATGTAAATGAACAATTGGACCGTATCCGCGAAGTCATCGAGGATATCGAAACAAAAGGATATTCTGAGTTACAGATTGGCGGTAAACGGTTCAAAGCGATTGACCTTCCTGTGTTATATGCGCGTGAACAAACGCTGATGCAACGTGTTCACGAGGAAGCGAACGGTTTCCAAAGTGATGCATACGTGACATGGGGTGGACGATGAATATCTTAGACAAGGTAATCGGTTGGGTTAGCCCTGAGAGGGCGCTTAATCGTATCGCAGCACGAGAGGCCATCCGCCAATATGATGCGGCGTCAATGGACCGATTGAGTAGTGACTGGCAACCTGCTTATGGCACCGCCGAACAGTTGGCCACCGGAGCGCGTGATCTTATTCGAGGTCGAGCTCGTGCGGCTGAAATGAACAGCGACTTAGCTGAGTCTGTAGTTACGGCGCTGATCCGTAACGTCATTGGCGTTGGAATTAAGCCACAGGCAAAAGTTAGAAGCGGTAAAGGTAAGTTAAATACAAACCTTAACAACAAAATTGAAAAAGCATGGGACAAATGGACTGACGCTGAAAACGCGGATGTCCGAGGCATGTCTAACTTTTACGAATTGCAATCTATCGCACTACGACGGATGCTGTATGATGGCGAAATTCTAGTCAACAAAACTGCACAAGGTGAGTACCTGCCACTATCAATCCAATTGATTGAAGCGGAGAATATCGGAGCGGTTAGCCTACAACATGGTAAGAATAACATCATCAACGGCGTGGAGGTTAACGAATATGGGAGACCAGTTGCGTATCACGTATATCAAAGCGATCCAATGGGGTTACGCAGTTTCGACGCATTACGGCTAACTACTAACCAGGCGTTCTTATTATTCAAGCCTACTCGTACCTCTCAACTTCGAGGTATGAGCCACCTGGCATTAGTCCTTCGCCGTATCCACGATATTGATGAATACATGGATGCAGACTTAATTGCTGCACGCGTATCCGCATGTTATAGCGCGTTCATCACGTCTCAAAATTCAGCACGTCAAACGGCGATGCTACAACGAGATAGTAAAGGACGTCCTAATATGACATTAGCACCAGGTATGGTTAGACACCTTAGCCCTGGTGAGTCTATTGAATTTGCAGACCCTAAGCGTAATGCAGGAACTGCGAGCGAATACTCGGCAACTCAGACACGGAGAATATCCTCCGGTCTAGGAATGAGCGCGGATATCGTGGCTCGTAATATATCAGGTAACTTCTCAGCAGCAAGGCAAAATCTGTTAGAGGACCAAAAGACCTTCCGACAATGGCAAGAATTTGTTATTGCACACTTTTGCATGCCTATTTGGAAAGCCTTTATTGACGCACTGTACCTAGCTGGTGAACTACCATCTGACTACTTGGCGAATAAGGACAAGTACCAAGAAGTATCTTGGCTTGCGCCAGGCTGGTCGTGGATAGACCCTGTTAAGGAAGTGTCCGCCAATAAGGAAGCCATCAAATCCGGTCTTACAACCCTAGAGGATGTGTGCGCAGCATCTGGGCGTGATTGGGAGGAAGTTCTTGAACAACGGAAACTCGAACAGGATAGAGCCAAAGAGCTCGGGGTGCTGCTAGATTATTCCAGTGAGTTGCAACCATTGATGGACCCAGATAGTGACAATAACGTCCAACAATCACAGGAAGGAGCTGATGGCTAACAATGGACGAAAATGAAAAACGTAGCGTTCAGGGTAACTATTGCCGTGAATCTACGATTGACCAAGTCGACTCCGACAATCGGACGGTAGAACTTTCCTTCTCCTCCGAAACGCCATATGGCCGTTGGTTCGGCAATGAAATCCTATGCCATGATGAAGAATGTATCAATCTTGATAGATTTAACGATGGCTTAGGCACCGTGCTATTTAACCATGATCGTGATGCGGTTGTGGGGCACATCGAAAAGGTGTGGATTGAAGATAATCGGGGTAAAGCGCTAGTACGCTTTGATGAAGATGAACAATCCGACGCCATCTTTAAGAAAGTCCAATCCGGTACGCTTCAAGGTGTTAGCGTAGGGTACGCTATTAACCGCTATGAAATGCTAGAAGATGATAGTACTACATCCACGAATGGCCGTTTCACAGGCCCTGCGTACGTCATCACAGATTGGGAACCCTTAGAAATCAGCATTGTATCCGTACCTGCAGACCCTACGGTCGGCGTAGGTCGCAGTGCAGATGATATTCAAATTCATACAAGTATTGACACACAGGAGGAAAACAAAGGTATGGATGAAAAAGAAAAATTGAATGAAACTCCAGAAGTGAAATCCGCTCCAGTTGAAGGTGGTATCACAAAAGAAGAATTGGCGAAAGCTATGGAAGAAGAACGTAAACGTACTTCTGAAATTACAGCTATGTTCCGCGACTTCGATGTTGAAGGCGCAGACGAAGCAATCGTATTGGGCAAATCCGTTGACGAAGCACGTGCAATGGTTATGGATCAGTTGCGTGCACGTAACGCAGGCGTGTCCGTTAAAATGGGCGAATCTGAATCCGATAAATTCCGCGCAGCAGCACAAGATGCAGTATTAATGGCGGCCGGTATTCAAGTAGCTGAACCGGCACCAGGTGCTAACGAATTACGCGCACATTCCTTAGTTGAATTAGCGCGTGAAGCATTACGGCGTGAAGGCCTTCGTGCTAACTTTGGCGATAATTTGGAATTGGCTCGTGAAGCTATTAACTCCACATCCACATTCCCTGCTATCATGTCCAACTTAGCGAATAAATCCGTAATGAACGGCTTTACCGAAGCAGAAACTACTTACCAATTATGGGCAGGTAAAGGCTCTAATCGTGACTTCAAGGAAGCTACACGCGTAGCATTATCTGAAGCAGGCGACTTGGAATTAGTTCCAGAAGGTAGCCAATTCAAAGCTATGACATTCAAGGAAGCTTCCGCGCGTACTAAAGTCGCTACTTACGGCAAATTATTCAGCTTAACACGTCAAGCAATCATCAACGATGACCTTGGTATGTTCTCCGCTATCGCAACTCGTTTTGGTTCCGCAGCTAAACGCTTAGTTAACAAAATGGTATACGCACAATTGACAGGTGACGTAGTGATGGACGATGGCGTTGCATTGTTCAATAGCAAACACGGTAACGTTGCATCCACAGGCGAAGCCTTGTCTGTAAAAGCTATTGCTAAAGCAGTAACTGCTATGCGTCGTCAAAAAGGTATTCAAGGTACCGCTACGCTTAATATCACACCTAAATACTTAATCGTTCCACCTGAACTTGAAATGGTAGCATACCAACTCATGAACTCCACTGCAGATGTGGCAGGTGTTAACTCCGGGGTGGTTAACCCATACAAAGGTCGATTCACGGTTATCGCTGATGCAGAAATCACTGACCCAGATGCATGGTACTTAGTAGCGGATGCAACTCAACACGATACTATTGAAACTACATTCTTGAACGGTGTAGAAGCTCCACGCTTAGAAACTCGTCAAGGCTTTGATGTGGATGGTATCGAATATAAAGTTGCATTGGACGTAGGCGTACGTGCACTTGATTTCCGCGGATTATATAAAAACGCAGGTAAATAATTAGGGGGTAACGATATATGATGACACAATTCGTACAAGAAACTGACCGCATTGACATTACTGCAACCGCAGAAGTCAAAGCCGGTAATATCGTAGAAGCAGGCGCACTTCACGGTGTGGCTATTACAGATTTAAAAGTCGGTGAAGTCGGCGCCATTAAAGTATCCGGCGTATTCAAAGTAACTGCTAATAAGACAGATACTTTTGAAGTCGGCGATGTAGTTAACTTCTTGACAGATAAAGCTGTTAAAACAGGCGGTAAACCATTGGGTATCGCAGTAGCTCCAAAAACTGCTACACAAGATACTGTTACCGTTATGCTAGTGCAAGCTGTCAAAGTTGGCGCATAGTCAATAGCTATATTATTAGGATAACGGGGGCCATACGCCCCCGTTAAACCTATGAGGTACAAATATGTATACATACGATGAAAACGTCCTCCTGGGGGCATTTGGTGAGAAAATCACATATGAAGGTAAGACCATCAAGGCGAGCGTGGAAATCGGTGAGTACGATGGCAAGGGCTCAGGCTTCGTAACAGGATTAGCTGATAAGGCTAAAATTTGGGTGCGTGTTAAGGATATACCACATCCTAAGACGAAGGATGAAATCTACATCCACGGCAAGAAGTGGTATGTGGATCATATCTCCGACAGTGATGATAAGATGCACTGCCTAGAAATTGTGGCCAATGTAAGGACGGTGAGACCATGAGTAATGAGCCTATCACCATTAATGATGGAGCTACACCGTATCTTGAATTTATCGCTAAAACGAAACCCGATTGGATGCGTAAGGCAATGAAGTCGATGGGCTTCATGATGTCTAAGGCTATCAAGGAGGGTATCAAATCCGGAGCACCAGGCGGTAAGAAATACGCTAATTTCATGCCACCAGCTATGCGGGCTCAACTTGAAGCAGCATTCGGTGCCAAGGTTCGCAGGGCTTACCGAAAAGGGGGCAAAGCTGACCGAGAAGGATGGACTCATAAGTCTCGGGATGAACTTATCGCGAGTGGTGTAAAAGCTGGCACAGTTGGATACACGCCACTCGGCAAAATGTACCGAGCCGTAGGATATCAGTACGAGGCTAAGTCTGAATCGGTCAAAGTTGGATGGTTATCTAATTCAGCTAAGAAATTAGGGGAACAGATAGAGAAGGGCTACACCAAGGAAATTACGGAAAACATGCGTAAGAAATTATTCGCGCACGGGTTCCAGTTGGCCAAGGGGAAAACGACCTTCACCATCAAACCTCGTGAAACCTTCGGGCCAATGCGTAACGCCCTTCAACCTAAACTCGTACCGTTCCTTGAAAAGAAAATCGGTGAGTACGCACTCGGTAATACCTCATGGGGCTCCAGTAATCGAGTATACAAAGTGAGGTAGCTATGCAAACAATTCCACTCGCAGTGATTGCGAATCGTTGGGTTGAGGCTATTAAGGATAATGATCATATCAATGAGTTCTGTCAAGCAAAGTACGGTAAGGACCTATCCATATTCGTGGGGTATGACGATGCAGGGGCTCCCCTCGAGGAGGATTGCCCATGCGTTATAGTCCTAATGGACAGTAAGTCCGAGGGGCTTGCGGACTCCTATTCGTATACGCTTCAACTCGTCTGGGGCGTACATCGGAAGGAAGCGGAGCGTAATGGCCGTGTCATTACCTATACGGGGGCCTTTGAAACCGATGAACTCGGCCAGCTACTCATTGAATGTATTATGGCCGTCAACCCTAATTATCCAGTCATTAACATTGACTATGAAACGGATAATGTATCGTGGCGCCCTGTGTATCCAGGCAAGGCCACATTCACAATAGAAATACCGCACGTAATCGGCGGTCACGTTGAATATTAATAGGAGGATAACATGGCAGTAGCTAAACGTGCGCAAGGCGCACAATCCAAATTAACAATGGCTTTTGAGACTGACTTTGGCGTTACACCGTCCACCGGTGGCGTGGTTATGCCAATCATTAGCTCCTCTTTAAAAGCAAGTCAAAATCTAAATGATTCTAATGTAATTCGTGGTACCCGTAATCCGGCGGCGCCTAGTCGAGGTAATATCGATGCATCTGGTAGTATTACGCCACCAGTTGATGTAATCGGCTTCGGCTATTGGTTGAAATTAGCCTTTGGTGCGCCTACTTCCACAGCCGGTGCAGGTTCCGCGCATAAGCATGTGTTCAAAATCGGTCCGGATATGCCGTCCGCTACATTCGAGCAAGGTTATAAGGATATCAGCACGTATCAGCAATTTAGCGGTGTTCGCATGAATAAGATGGCGCTTAACTTTGGCGGTGACTCCGAGTTAACAGCCACTATCGACGTAATGGGGTGTAAGGAAGCAATGGCGGCAGTGCCATTTGATACAGCACCTACTCAAATTGCATTTACACCATTTGAAAATCTTGAAGCCACAATCAAAGAAGGCGGTGTGACAGTAGCTAACGTATTGTCTCTAAGCCTTAACATTGATTTCGGCTTAGATGGTGATTCTTACGCTATCGGTAATAAAGGGTTCCGTACCTATATCGATACAGGTATTGTCGGTGTATCTGGCACGTTGAAAGCGTTCTTCCAAAACATGGACCTATTGAACAAAGCCGTAAATGGTACAGAATCTAGCCTTGAATTGACACTCACCAAAGGTGATAATTCCCTGGTTATCAAATTACCTGAGTTGATATACGAACGTAACTCCCCAGGTATCGATGGTCCTAAAGGCGTTAACATTGAAATGCCATTCAAGGCATACTACGGCGATGATGCTGAGGCATCTGCCGTTCTATTCGAATTAACTAATACGCAAGCGGCATATTAACAGGAGGTAAGTATGAAGATTCAAGGTAAGGAACTAAAAGCAAGAGCCCTCACATGGTCTGAACGTGAAATGTTGATTAAAGCAGGATTGGACTTCGTATATTGTCCAGTCGAAGAAGATGATCAACTAGCAGGAATTATTCGTAGCCGTGATATTATGCGTTTTATCTTGATGGACGTATATGGCCTCAGTGATGAGGATCTTAATACTGTATCTGATAAGGAAGCTATGGACTTTGCAGGTAAAGTTATCACAGCCACATTCCAGGTACAAGACGCGACAGAAAAAAACTAAAAGAGGTGTGGGGGTGGATGTCCTCTGACCGTCCGAAGTATTGCCAAGGGTGTAGGGAGTTACAATCCGCCACCCGGCAGTCCTTCGACTGCTCGGAGTGTGAATACAATCCTCCGCACCTATTATTTGGTACAAAATTGGCTATGAAACTGTATACCCTATCACGCAGTCAACGCATATATCACACAGGAGGGCTAGCCGGATTTGATTATCCGGCCATCCGCACCGTTGCGGAAATGAATAATATCAACCTGGGTCCGATGTTATTCGACCTCATGTGGATATTAGAGGGGTTAGAAATGGAGGCGATGAATAAGGATGTCGAATAATGTAGTAGATATCGTAGTGCAACTGACCGATAAGAATACGCAAGCCGGTTTAGAGAAAATCGCAGCCGCCTCTAAGGGTACAGTTGCCGAGTTAGCGAAATTAAAAACTGAAATGTTGACCATTGGAGCTGGTGCAGGTATCACCGGTCTAGGTTCAAAGCTTGCCAAGGAGGCTCTCGATTGGAACTTGTCTGTTAAGAAAATGCAGTCCTTGACAGGTGCCACCGCGGAACAGGCTAGTACCTTTATCTCCGTGGCCAACTATATGGGCGTTGCTACTGACGTAAGCACTACGGCGTTTGCCAAGTTTGCGAAAGCGGTATCAAACGCTCAAGATAAAATGCAAACAGCCTCGGCTGAGGGGAAGCTTGCGACCGATATGTTCAGTCGGTTAGGCATTAGTATTGATCAGATTCAAGGGAAGAACACTCTTGAAGTATTCCAGATTATCCAAGAACGCCTCAGAGGTATGAAGGACGGCGCCGAGAAAACTCGCGTCGAAATGGAGCTATTCGGTAAGACGGGCTACCAACTCCACGGCATGCTGAACATGTCCGCAGAGGCAATGAAGCAAGTCGAGGACCGTGCTCGTGCCATGGGCCTTATTATTGACGATGAAGCGGCTAAGAAATCGGCGCAGTTTAATCGTCAATTAAAGGACATGGAACAAACCGGTAAGCGTTTGGCCATCATGATTGGCCAAGAGTTATTGCCAGTGATTATGGACTACACGCAATGGGCTATCGACTTAACAAAGTCCTATAGTAGTATGGCCTCCGAACAAAAGGAAGCTATCTCGGGGGTAGTGAAATTTAGTTTCGAGGCGGGCATTGCTGTTACCGTGATTCAGTCTGTAACGACTGCATTGAAGTTCATGAGGCTTGCTACATTAGCAGCTGCAGGTCCTTGGGTAGCTTTGGCCAGTGCTATCGCCTTAGCCGGCAAAGCGTTGCTTGACTATCGATACAAGGAGCGTACCAAAGGTACTGACCTCGGAGTTGAAGTCAATGGTATGAGGGCCCATCGGAACATGAACTCCGATAAGGGTACCAGTGAAGCCTACATGGCTAACCACGACGGACGGTACTGGGTTGAGGATAGTTCCTTCTTCGGACTTATTAAAAATGACCGCCTAGCCACTAAGGAGGAAGGCGCTCAAATCGACGCAGCTATGAAAGCTAAGGAAGAGGCTGACGCGGCGAAGAAGAAAGCTGAAGAGGAGCAGGCCAAGTTAGACCAGGAAATCGAGAACGCTAAGAACGGTCTATCGAATAACGAAGCCATTAATAAGGCTAATGAGGAAGCCGGTAAAGCGGCGAAGGCTCAAGAAGCTGCAGCTAAGAAAGCAGAACAAGCGGCTGAAAAATTAGCAAGCTCCGTGGAACGTCTTAACGATATGATTCGAAGCCTAACACTTCAATCCTTGGAGATTGACGGCAGTCAATATGAAATCGATAAGCTCAACGCTAAGAATCAATACGAATCGAATAATAAGAACATTCGAGATATTATTCGTTCTGCTGCCGGTTTAAATGGTGGCGGTGGTGGTACTGGCGAAGCGTCAAGTGTTTTAGATGCAGCCAATGCTCAATTAGGTAAGAAGTACGTTCTAGGTGCTGAAGGTGACTGGGCTACAGACTGTGGCAAGCTATTCGCAGACAGTATCAGAGCATCATTCGGAGTTAGTACTCCTAGATATGTTCCAGATATTATGCGTGATGCTAGAGCAGTTGGTGCATGGCACGACCCAGGTGATGGATACGTCCCTAAAGCCGGCGATGGAGTAGTTGTACTTGGCGATAACCATGTAGTCATTGCTGATGGTAATGGCGGTTATACCGGTGCAAATTCTCATGGTCCTGGTGGTAGAGGACCTGGGCAAGTACTTCAATCTAGTTCTATTGAAGGTGACTTCGGTGCAGTAACAGGCTATGTAGATACAGCGCTATACGCTAAGGCTTATGGTGGTAGTGCTCCTACTGGCGCTTCTAATGATGCGATTAAAATTGCTAACGCTAAAGCACTTGCTGATTCTAACCTAGTAGCAGAAGCTAAGGCCAAGAATGAAGAGGTATATCAAAAGAAACTAGCTGAAGCTGACCGTAACCAAAAGATACGCGTTCGTAAGATGAACGAGGATATCGTTAAGTTAGACCTTGAACGTACGGGCGATCGCTTGCAACTTATCAAGGCTGAATCTGAAGCCCAACAAGCTCAGATTGACGATAACATTCGTGAGTACACAAAAGCAGTTGGTGATAAGACACTGGCTGAAAAGAAAGCTAATGCTGAGAAGTTAAAGATTACTGCTGAGACTAATCAGAAGATTCGTGAGTTAGCATACACGCAACTCAACGAAGACGTGGATAAGCAGTCTAACTTAGTGAAGCTTGGCCGTGTATCTCAAGAGGATGCGGACAAGGTGCTTGATGAATCGCTTAAGTCTTATATCTCCTATGCACAGTCTGAACTTAACGAGGCTCAATTAAGCGCTACACAACGCTTACAAATTGAGAAGAACCTAGTTGAGGCTCAACAAAAGCTATGGGAGATGGCAGGTCGCAGTCTTAAAACAAGCCTACAAGAAGCTGCACGTCAATATAAACAAGAGACTACCAATTATGCTGATTTAGCTAAATCGACTTTTGATAGTACGATGAGTTCTATCAACTCGGCATGGACGAATAATCTCGAGGCTATGGCCACAGGTACGAAGTCCTTCAGTAAGGGGCTCATTAGTATATTCAAGGATATGACTAACAGCATTATCAAGATGATGGTGAACCTATCGTTCCAACAATACCTACAACCTAAACTACAAGGCTTATTCGGTGGATTGGCCGGAGGCATAGGAAATATAGGGATAGGACGCGGGAACGTATCTTCATTCTCTGGTGGTGGTTCCTTCCGCGCTGCATTTACTGGCAACAGTATGGGTAAGTTCGCATCCGGCGGTGTAGCGCCTACAGGTATGACATTGGTCGGTGAAAACGGACCTGAGCTCCTTCAATTCAACGCTTCACATCGTATCTATAACGCAAGCCAAACTCGTAAGATGCTAGGTGGTAATCAGGGGAATAACGTTACTGTTAACATCATCAACCAATCTGGCCAAGCCCTTGAATCTGAGCAACAAAGCTCGAGATTTGATGGAGAAAACTACATCATCGATGTAATGGTTAAGGCCGTAACAAATAATAAAGGAGGTGCGCGGGATGCAATTAAAGCAGCCGCAGGTTAATCATGGCAACATTTCCAAACATTAGATATCCAATATATCCAATTCAAGAAACTACACCGGATATGACCTATAAGGGCCAAGTGGAGAATATGACGATTATTAGTCGTCGTAAGACTACTAAGGCCCTACGGTCATACAACGTGAATTATAAGGTGCCTACCTCCGAGTACTTACGACTCAGGGCGTTCTTCGATGAGGTCAACTGTTCGACCGTATTCGACTGGACGAACCCTGAAACGAAGGAAACTATCAAGGTACGGTTCAGTGATCAGTTAGACTTCGCAGCGAATGACTACGGCACATGGGTTGGTACCGTGAAATTACAGGAGGCATAACATGTTAAGGCTTTCAACAGCTTCTATCTTGGAGAAGAACAAAATAGACGCCACAGGAGTATGGCTCATGCTCCTGGATATTGAATACAAAGGCGATATCGTCCGGCTCGTGTATAACACAGAGGATATCACCTTTCAAGGGAACAAGTATATCGCGTTCCCATTCAAATTAGCGGACGTCAACCATAACTCTACAGACCTTCCAAATGTGAAATTGTCCGTGTCCAATGTGACAAGGACTATCCAACGTCTGGCAGAGGATAACCAAGGGTTCACCGGTGCGAATGTCATTGTCCGTGTAATAAATACAAATATACCAAATGTGTGCGAAGTAGAAGAACACTTCGTTATTACAGGCTCTGTCGCTAATGCGGAATGGATGGAGTTCACACTAGGTACCGATTTTAGTTTCACACGTCGGTTTCCCTTGGTCCGCATCATGAAAGACTTTTGCCCTTTCAAGTTCAAAGGCGTTCAATGCGGATATAAAGGCGATGAGACTGAGTGTAATAAGACTTTGTCACGATGTAGGGCACTGGGTAATAGCGTTCGATTCGGTGGCGAGCCAACGATTCCGCAGGGAGGTCTGTATGCGTCTAACAAGTGATTTGACTGACATGATTGGCGCTCCATTCGAGGAACTGAAATGTTGGGATGTAGTGGCCGAGGTGTATCGCCGTAACGGCGTTACACTTCCTAACTACACCAATATCCCTATGGATGAGTGGCAAGAGGTCAAGGAACCTACAGAGGGCAGTGTCCTGGTGTTCTCCCTTAAAGGCAAGGAACTCGACCATGTAGGCGTGTATTTAGGAGATGGAAGGTTCATTCACGCAACTAAGCCAAGCGGTGTATGTATCGAACATATCTCGAAATACGTTCCTAGGCTTAAACATATTTATGACAGAAAGGAGTAGCCGATGATTAATGTAGTGCTTGTAAGAAATCCGTTTAAACCGGATCAGCATGAAACACAATACCGCCCCTATAAGGCGGATATGCCATTAAGCTTTTATGCTAAGCAAGATGGCGACTGGGTATACTCCATTAATGGGCAAGAGGCAACGCTGGATACCATTGTTAACGATGGCGATTATATCGTGGCCATGCCACAGATTGATGGCAAATTCTTTGGAATCATCTTATCTATAGGCCTTAGTATTGCAACCGGTGGTATCGCCAGTGGCGCCATCTTCGGTATCCAAAGTCTAATTTGGCGTACAGTACTCTCCATGGCCATTGGTATGATTGGCAATATGCTCGTCAATAAGTTAACCCAACCAAAGGCTGACCGGTCACATACGGACTCTGCACAGGCTAACACGTATGGGTGGGGCGGTGCTAAAACTGTAACCGGCCAAGGATACCCTCTAGCCGTTACGTATGGCCGTATGAAGAGTGCGGGGCTCCTCTTATCTCGTCACATTATTAGTGACGGCGAAAAGCAGTACCTTAACCTCTTATACTGTGCCGGTGAAGGTGAGTTATCCAAAATTGAGGATATCCGTATTAACGCCAACCCTATCAGCAACTACCAGGATGTACAGGTGGATATACGCCTAGGTACTAATGACCAAACTGTTATCCCTAACTTCAACGATAACTACGCAGACCAAGTACTCAATTATGAGCTCAAGACAGGATGGAGTACGCAACGTGTTCAAGGAGATGCGTGCAACGCTATCGAGTTAACTATCAGCTTCCCGAATGGCCTGTATTACTCCAACGATACTGGCGGTATGGACGCGACGTCTGTTACTCTTGATGCGGAAATTCGTAAAGTAGGTGAAAACGAAGAGTGGCATAAATTACCACTCTCCAATCAAAAAGGGATGCAAGCCTTTGTTAAGAAGTCCGGTGACGGATGGTCCTTTACACGTCAAAAGTCTGATGCGGAAATCGCTGAGGGCGATTATAAGGGGATCGTTAAGGAGGCAACGAATACAGCGTTCTATCGTGTGTACCGATTCGATAACCTTGATAAGGCACAATACGAAGTCCGGGTTCGATGCTCTAGTAAGGACGGCAGTACCCTTCGTTACAACAATAAGGTGTACTGGAACCAGTTAACGCAGATTATATACGATGACTTCGTGCATCCAGGTAAAGCACTTATTGGTATTAAAGCCTTGGCCACATCTCAGTTAAATGGTTCAGACCCTGAAGTATCTTGGGTACAAGAACGCTCCACCGTGTATGTGTTCAATCCATATCAACAAAAGTACGAAGTCCAACGTGCGGATAACCCGGCATGGGCGGCATATGATCTACTCCATATGGCTCGGAAGTTTGGTGATGAGTACGTCGTGTTTGGCCAACCGCATGGGCGGATGGATTATGACGCGTTCAAAGCCTGGGCAAGTAATTGCGATAAGAACGGATTCACGTTCAACTATATCTACGATAGCGCTAGTCGGTTATGGGATGCGCTCAAATATCCGGAAAACGTAGGCCGAGGTAAAGTCATTCCACAGGGGACACGCTTCACCTGTGTCAGTGATTATAAGTCAACGCCTGTACAGTTATTCACTGTGGCCAACATTAAGCAAGGTAGCTTCTCCGAGGAGTTCCAGGGAATCCAAAGCCGTGCCAACTCCGTGGAAATATCCTTCCTTAATAAGGATAAGGACTATGAGCGTGATGTTATCCCGGTATATGGCGATACATACGACGAATCGGATACACTTACCAACCCTGCGCAAATAGAGCTCATGGGATGTACTAGCCTAGACCAGGCGTTCAAACATGGTAAGCACTATCTACGATGCAATAAGTACGAAGTGCGTACTGTTACTATCGAGGCTTTCACGGATGCTATAGCGTGTACGATAGGGGATATTATCCTTATCCAACATGACGTACCTGAATGGGGCGAAGGTGGCCGAGTGGTATCGGTGATAGGTAGTACTATTACCCTTGATAAGGAAGTATCGACATTACCTGGTAAGCAGTACCAGCTACTTATTCGTAACAGCGCTACTGATGCGGTGACTACGTTCACAGTACTCAGTGTCATCGGACGTAACGTAACCGTTAAGGAATCAATTACAGTCGAACCCGGTAGTGTGTATGCCTTTGGGGAGTTAACTAAAGCAGCTAAACCATTCAGGGTGCTAGCTATCACGGAGGGCGGTACTGACCTTACTCGTAAAATACAGTGCATGGAATACTATCCTGAAGTATATACGAGTGATGATGGCACCGTGCCAGTTATCGACTATAAGTCTGAGGTTGGGAGCGATATCGAGGATATAGGCCTTGTGAGTGATATATATGGTGCTAATGGCATTATGTACTCACGAATCGCCGTCCGTTGGCAACTTCCTCGTGATGGCAAGATAACCAACGTAGTGGTTAACTATCGGAACGCTAAAAGCGATACCTGGAAATACGTTGGGAACTTCCCCGCATCACCTAATAGCACGGAGATATCCGACATACTGTTAGGCGCTACTTACGAGGTTAAGGTGCAAGCGATTAACGATCTAGGGCAACTCACGACAGGGGTTACTAAGGAAATCGTTATTCCTAAGATGCAAGCGCCCGGCGATGTACAGAACCTACACGTCATTAGTCGATATAACCTAACCGCTGATAAGAGCGTGTACTATGACCTTCAAGTGATGTTCGAGCCACCGGCTAACCCTGGCAACTTTGACAGCGCGGAGGTGTGGTACAAACTTAAGTCTAAGAATGGCCAAGCCGTAACCGGTCAAGATTGGCAGTATGCGGGCAGTAGTAACAGCCAGGTCATCATCAAGGCATTAGGCCCTGGTGAAGAATACGAGGTTAAGGCCGTAGCCGTGGATAGGTTTGGTAATCGCTCCGATACAGCCCAAGTGGTTGACGTCGTAGTCAAGGCTATGGACGAAGTACCGGACATGCCTAAGAACTTCACGGTATCATTCAAGGACCACGCCACCGCATCATGGAACGACGTATTGAACGCTGACGTAGACTACTACGAATTACGCACCGATAATGACCCAGGCAAGGACACCAACGCACTCCTTGCAAAGGTGAAAGGTACGTCCGCTAATCTACCACTTACGAAACGAAGTGGCACCGTGTACTTGTACGCACGAAGTACGCTAGGTAAGTACTCTACACCTGCAACGTATTCGTACAACTTACCGCAGTTAGAGGCGCCTACGTTTGAGGTCAAGGACCAACTCGGAGGGTTCAGTCTCTACTTTGGGGCAAAGCCACCACAGGCGTATGTTATCCGTTGCCACGTAATCGGTGATGATCGTACAGACGATTTAGAGACTACGTCGAGCATGCTTACGTACTCTAATAAAGCCGGGGTGTATCGTGTGCGGTGTGAATACGTCGATGTGTTCGGTAGTAGTTTAGTGGCTGAGAAGTCGGTCACTATTAAGGATAGAGTCGATAAGAGCTTACTCGATGCGGAGGCATTAGGCCTAAAGGCTATGGACGAGACTATTAAGGCGATGAGCTCTGAGGTTGGAACTATGAAAACCTCTGTTAATGGGTTCGAATCTAAATTAGTCCAACTCGATAAGGGGATTACCCAAAAGGTAACTGACTTTAATAAGAATTTATCTGGCCAAATTACTACACTATCCAACGGCATTGACCTTAGAGTGACCCAGGCTATCGGCAGTCTAAACGGCACGGAAATTGTTAGTCGGATTAACTTATCCCCTGAAGGTACTCGAATCGCCGGCAAGTTATTACACGTAACCGGACAGGCACTGTTCGAGAACAACATCATCACGGAAGGTATGCTCCAAGCCGACTCTGTAAGTGCGGATAAGATACAAGCCTTATCCATTAGCAGTGATAAACTTCAAGCGGATAGCGTTACCGCAGATAAGCTAAAAGTAAATAGCCTAGACACTATTACGGCAACCATTGGCACGCTCCGAACTAAGACGAGTGGCGCTCGTGTTGAGATATCGGACAACTTAATCCAGGTATTTGATGATAACAATGTACTGAGAGTGAGGTTAGGTCTATGGGACGACTAATTAAGTGGTTAAAGGAAAAGCTGACTTCGTTATTTAGAAAGAAAGGTGATACTGTGCCAGCGGGAATACAAGTATTTGATAAGAAGGGAACGGAAATCATTTCAATTACGGACCGATTAACTCGAATCGTTGGGGTGAAACGATTTGACACGATTGAGGCTAGTGGTAAGGCAACGATAAAGTTAGCCAAGGGGCAACATATTTGGTATTTCTTTAACGCATACACAGATGATAATGATGTCAATATTATGGGCTTTACTAACCTATATGATTTGAAAGTAACTGACGATACCATCTCCTGGGCTCTTCATCCCAGTGCGGAGCAGTATATAGGACGGCCTTGTAAAATTGCATTATTATATGGGGTGATGTGATATGAACTATTTTGAAATCAGAAACGCAGACGATATTTTGACGATTAACGATAACGAATCCTGTCTATATCTAAAATATCGAATCAATTTAAAAAATCTACCGTTACATGATAGAAGGGTGGAATCGGGAGTTGAGTATTTATATAAAGGCGACGGTATTGCATATATTAATACTCCTAGGGGCACGTATCAGGCTGCTATGTATATCCCTATTCGTTTAAGAAAGCCGGATGAGTATTACGCGTATGCATTATCCTGTAGCGCTCCTCTACGGCATGTGCGCCTTACAGAAATTCGTAATCAAAGACACCCGGATAGAATCGACCACTGGACAAATTACTTACAGGTGACATTTGAATGTGATCGCGTTGAGGACATTCGTAAGATTACCGATTCTATTGAAATCTATGTATACTCTAGCCGGATGCCTAAAACAGGTACTTCAGGGCTAGAGGTATTCGATAAATACGGCGTACCTATGTATAACAGCAACTTACCGACTCTTCGCATTGCTCAGATTATCCGTAAGGAATTTAACAGCGATACGCTTCTTAGTAAGGTCGACTATGAAATGGGTACCATTAAATTCCAGGGAATTAAGAAACCTGGTATGTGTTATGTATATCCTATCTTAGATATTCACACCCCCACAGGCGGGTATGCTCAGCACTATATCAACTGGAACGGCGATAGCGTGATAATTGATACCAATTATAGGGGGGAAGTAGGTACACCGCTAGACCCTCAATCTGTCAAAACTACACAGGTATTAATCTGCGAACTAGATGGGACTGAGAACGTTCCTTCAACCGACGAAATGGAAATCTGAGGAGGTCTATATGGTAGAACAAGATATCACATTATACGCGGGGCAGGACTTCGGTATGACATACGTCGTACCACCTGGCTCCGATATGGACCTAAGTCAATATGAGGCCGTGTGCAAAATTCGTAAACGGCCCTATGATGATATGAAATTAGAGTTAACACCTGTGGTACAGTCTAAACAGGTAGGGTTCTTCCTTAGTGGAAAGGATTCCGCTAAAGCCCAATTAAAGGGTGGTGATTACCTGTACGACGCGTTTATCTTTAATGATCACAAGTGGATAAAGCTCGGACAGGGCACAGTCACCATCGTTCCAGATATTTCAATGCACAAGTAAGGAGGTACTTGGTATGGAAACAAATGAATTAATTTTAAAACTTGATAAGGATACTACAATTCCACTTATCGAGGGTTTAGGTAAAAGTGCCTATGCTATTGCGGTGGCTCATGGGTTCAGAGGTACTGAACAGGAATGGCTTGATAGTTTAAAAGGCTTACAAGGTCCTCAAGGTGAACCTGGCCCAAAAGGCGAACCATTCCGATATGAGGACTTTACACCAGAACAGTTAGAGGCACTAAAAGGCCCTAAAGGTGATAAGGGTGAGGACGGGCGAGACGGCACAAGTGCCACAGCCGACAACGCCCATCAGTTGTTGCTGCAAGGTAACGTGTGGTGTGAAAGTGCCAGCGTTGACGATGTACTCACCGCCTTAATTGGTAATATGGGTAAGCCGTTCCCTCGGACTGAATTTAAGCCATTGGCAGTGCCTAGCGTTATCCAAGGGCAACAAGTGGTATCCGTTACAGGTGAGCCACATTATAGCGTTAAGGTGCTCGGTAATGATACACCTTTCACGCTAGATAGCACTGGGGCTTGCACTGTAACAATTCCACCTCTAGGTGAAGATGATATAAAACTCACTTATCACAATTTCACAGGTGCAAAAGTAGGTGATTATACAATTGCTGGCGTTCAAACTGGTGCACCTGCTGACGATACTATCGAAGTAAATGGTAGCGTGTATAAATTATATGGAAACTTACTCAAAATTAATGCAACACAAAATACTACTAGCGATGGGGACGGATACAAATTCGAGTTTATTCCTCAAGCTTGGCAATCCCGAACTATCTCATCGATTCAATTAAAATCTAATAGTGCGGTTAATTTGTATACAGGGCATTCATATAAAATGCGTTACGACGTAATTAAACCTAACAATATTCCAATCTATGTGGAAAATCCAGAATTAATTACATTCCTTTCTAATGACAACGGTGTGTATCCGACACTCAACATCGGTACGTTGCAATGGGGAACCTTGCAGATCACTTATGATACAACAGAGTTGGCATGGTCCGACACTCAACATCGGTACGTTGCAATGGGGAACCTTGCAGATCACTTATGATACAACAGAGTTGGCATGGTCCGACACTCAACATCGGTACGTTGCAATGGGGAACCTTGCACTAGACCATTTATAATTAATCAAACCGCTAGGGGGAGTGAATGGATATATTGAACGACATTTTAGTAATGCTGATTAGCGGTGTGTCACATGAGCATATTGTCAGTATGGGCGTTATCATCATATTAACAACTGTACTGCTATTCATTGACGCAGCGCAACGTATTACGACGGAGGTTCTTAGGTATAACAAGGATAATCACAGAAATAATACGCCTATAACATTACTTACAACGCTCGCATGGTATGGATGGGGTAAGGGTGGATATGTTGACGCGACTACAGGCCTGAAACGTAGGTACCTGATGAGTGAACGCTTACGATCCGATTTGCTAACGAAGTTATGCGTCCAGTACCCCGCGTGGATGGTCTTATCGGTAGTATTTGAATCGCTACCGAATATTCCGATTCCGAATACTGAACTATTCCTGGACCATATCTTTTCATTCCTATTCATGCTAATTCCGTTCTTCTCAGAATGTTGGTCCATTATTGAGAACTTACGTGAAATGGTTGAAGATGACCTCGTCGACTTTGGAAAGGTATTTCATGGCGTACTCGAGATTATCAGAGCATGGAGGGGTAATGGATAAGTTAGCTATCATTAACCGCATCAAGCGGTCATATCAGTCCATCCGAATAGCCGGCATACGGCCAACTGGTGTATTAGCAACGAGGGCATTAGTCCTCGTTATGCTAGTACCGATGATACTCGTAGTTGCCCAGTATGTTCTATCAACGATTAGAGGTTATGTATTGCCTGACGCTAATCAGCTTATCGATAAGGGCATACTTATCATCGACCACATATTCGTTCCGTCGGTGCTTATGTCTATCGTCGGACTGTGCGGCATGTTCATCGATAAGGACCATAACGGGATACCAGATAAGTTAGAGGAGCCTAATGCGTTGCCTATGAACAGACCTGGCATACAACAATTAGCAGATGATGTTAACCATGATGAGAGGGGGAAATAAATGTTTAGACAAATTACAATGGACGAGTTACAGTCCTTAGCGCTAGACGCGTACGGCAAAATTGAAAAGGCATACTACCATTGGACCGGCGTAAAAGGTGGTAAGCACTTCACAGATTACCATATCAACATCGACCGAGATGGCACGATGTGGACTGATATGGAGGCCTTAATCGATTACAAAGAACATACCTATATGCGAAATAGTAACGCCGTAGGCATAGCTATTGAAGCGTGTTGGGATGCGGTGGGCGAAAATAACTTAGGCAGCGAACCACCGACAAAAGAACAGTTGGCCACTATGACACAGATTATGGCCGTGTTAACTATTAACGCTGGTGTGCCACTTGACCTACAACATCAAATGACTCACGCTGAGGCAGCAGATAACAAGGACGGCCTCGACCTCTATTATTTAGATCCGACTGGGTACCCTAATAATACATACGGCCCAGACTCCAACGTTGACCGATGGGACCTCTTAGTGGTTCATGAAGGCGACGAACGATGGAGCGGTGGCGACTGGTTACGTGGCACCGCTCGATGGTGGGGTGCTCAGTGGGGTAGTAATATTTAGGAAGGAGTAATTATGTATGAAACTATCAAGAACAAAATTGTATCTGCGTTTACTTTTAAGCGCGTTATTTGTGGTGTGCTTAGCGTTCTTCTCATCGGTTTCGCATGCAGCCTCATCGGAGGGTACCTCGACACAAGAGCCGACTATCAGCGTACCCGTGAGCAGTTGGAACGAACTCAAAGGGCGCTTGACGAAAGCAGAAAGCTCAATCAACAACTCCGAGAAAGCATTGCAACAAGCCAACGACTTAACCGCGACGCAGGGAACAGCATTAACAGAATTGAAGATTATCAACGAAGAACGGACGAAGGAATTGAACGCGCTCAAAGCAATCAACGAGAAACAGGGGAAAGAATTAACGAAAGCCTCCAATCTCTTGACAACGCAAGAAGCGAAATTGAACGAAGCCTCGACCTCATTAGAAGAATTGACAGAGCAAATCAAACGCAACAAACGAACAGAACAGCGCCTTAAAAGGCAACGTGACACATGGGCCGTGGTAAGCGGTGTATTCGGATTAGCAGGTGCAATTCGTCGATGATTGAGAGGTGATCCATAATCTCCTGAGCATGAGCAGGTGGACTCATGGATTGATTTCAAAAGATTATCGAAAGAATGACAAAAGATTAAAAGGGCCTACTAACTTAGAAAATATCTAGGTTGGTAGGCTCTGTTTTTGTTTGTAAAAGTATAAATAAGTGCTTGATTTTATACACGATATAGGGTATAATAAAGATGTAAGGAGGTGATAAAAGTGGATATAATAGAAAAGCTAACAAGTTTAGCAAATGCGTTTACGCCACTGGTACTGGCACTAGCAATACTAAAACTTGTTAGCAAGGAGTAGTAAAAAGCAGGCGGGTGAAAGCCCCGCCACCTTTTCAACATCATTGTAAATCAACGAGGTGAATTATGCAATATATAGAATGGTTGATTAATATAGCAACTATTATTATTTTGATACTAGCTGTTAAACGTTTAGTTAGAAGGTGATGAAATTGAAATTTGAACTAGATGATATCATGACCACACAAGAGGCGGCAGAACGCTGGAATGTTACTGCTGATTCTCTTAAACAAAACTGTAGAGGTCGTGTGAAGAACGGATTTAAAGAAGGCGAGTTTAAGAAGTCGGGGAAAATGTGGCTAG